TACTAATATAACGGGAGACGGTTGGGAAGTTTTACAAGGAGTTTTTAAAAGTTATGCTAATAACTAAAAATACTAGGGAAAGATGAGGAAGATGAGAATTTAGTAATTAGCTTAGATGATAGGCTAGAAGTCGTAAGTCAATATCCTAATTTAAAAATAGTCGTAAGTGAGAAAGTAAAATGCTAATACTAAAATTTGTGGGGAAAATAACTCCTGAAGTAAATCCTGGGATTTATATAGAACATCGTTACGAAATAACTAAGGACAGCCCGCAAATATTTATTTTGCCAAAACCTTCAATATTTGATTCCGTTTGTGTAAGTGATGGCGTTAAATTTAAGCCACTGGCTATGGATTTTTCTTATTATCGTGTGCCGGGTTTTTGGAATGATGATTTGTACGTAAGGACAGATGTTTATCCATTACTTTGGTTATTTTACGCATTTATTGTTTTTTTAGATAGGTGTAACTTAAAGCTCAAAAAAGTAGTCTATAAATTTTTACTGTGGACAAAACAAGGTAAAGATTTTCTTCCCGTTGGCGAGAGAGTTAGTTCTTGGAGAGAGTTTTTTAAGTTTTATTTAATTAGTTTAGGAGGATAAAAAATGTTAATTAATTTACCGAAATGCAGAACCCATATTAAGTTTGAGGAAATGTATGAGTATTTCTTTACAGAGGCTAACTTCCCAGAATTAGTGGAGCGAAACCCCAATTACGGGTGGGAAGGTCTGAACACATATAAGCTTATTAAATTCCTCCAAAATAACAAAATCCAGGGCGTGAATGCAGGGGTAGACAAGCTTTATAGCGTCGCACAGCTTGAAGAGTTGTATAAACAAATTAAGTCTATCGATCCTGAAGACTGGAAGTCAGGCAATTTAAGTTTTCTAGAAAGTTAAAGGTTAAAGTAAAGGTAATTTAAAATGTCTCATGAATTTAGACTCGCTTGCAAAACCTGTAATTTAGAAACAGAAGAAGTTAATCACGCTCAAGAAAGTATTAAAAATTTCTTGAGTAAGTGGGAGGAAAATAAAAACGCCCTAACTAAAGTATTAGATTTAGGGTTGTTTGATATTGGTGATGTGCGCGAAAGTTTTAGGTCTAAATCACTTCCTGTAGATATTTATGAATTTATGCTTTTGCATGAAAATCATGAACTAGTAATTAGGTCAGAATACACATCTGTAGCAGATGAGGTAATTAAAGTTAAGGTAAAAAAGCGTTAATTTTTAAGCTAGAGGAAGAATTTAACAATTTATTTACTGTTAAAGAAAATGGCTATGGGTACATAAAGTTAAAAACACCATTTACTTTACCGGATGGTGCAATTATAGATGTTTACTTAAAGCTAAATAAAGATGGAGACGTAGAGCATATCACCGACTTAGGATGTACATTAGGGTGGGGTCTATGTGAACTGCCACGAAGAAGATAGAAGTGCGGATTTTTGGGAGAGGGTAAAAGATTTTGATGTAGGTTTCAAAACCCTCTCCAAATACGGGATTAATGCAAGAAGTTTTTAAATTAATTACTGCAATTATTTAACTCCATAATTTTTTTTGCATAAAACTTAAAAGCATCGTAAAATGTAAATATAGTATATTTTAACACACGCTTTTAAGTATGCCTACGATAAATAAAGGCGACCTGCCTAGATATGAAAATGGCGAATATGGGCAATCTGAATTAACGCAAGCTGTGGCTAATGCCGAAGTAGCAGCACTCTTAAATCCTAGTAGCGGTGGCGGAGGCTCTACCACGGTTAACTTTGGCACTAAAATAACAGATGCTACTATACCTACCGGTGGTGTGGGTAACTTAGGTTGGTTGTCTGCGATTTGGAAACTGATAGGCGATCGCATCCCTCCAAAGTCAGCTTATGAATCCTCAGTCACAATTACTCGCGCTGCTAACACCACAACTTATACTGCTTCTGCACCGAATTTTGATGTTTATGGCGGTCTGTTCCAACTTCAAAATATAGGCGAAGCAGGTAAAGGGATTTTTCTTTCCTATTTTGAAATATCTCTTAATCTATCTGCCGTGCCAGCAGGTATGACTTCTTTTGCGGTACACTTATACCCTACAGCACCTACAAATATTGCAGATAATAGTATCTGGACAATTGGTTCTGACCCTGTTCTAGACCCTGTAGGTTTCAATGTACCTATGAGTTTAGCTAAAGGGGGTAATAGAGTTGTTGGCGTTGTTAGAGACTTAAATCAATTGTTTATATTAGCAAGTTCAAGTTTGTGGGGATATCTGGTTACTAACGGTGCAATTGCCCCGGCTGCTAACTCAGAAACAGGGACTATACGCGCTAGGAGTTTTGCACCATGAGAACTTCTACTAGAATGGTGGTGTTAGGTAAATTGAACACTACAGATCTTTTACTTGAGAATTTATTAGTTAGGAGTGAAGAGGTCAACCAGTCTCCTTGGACGCTGGACAATGGGGGGGCAAGTAATCCTGTTATCACAGCTAACTTTGCATCTGCCCCAGACGGGACAATGACTGCTGATAGGGTTCAGCTTAATAAAACTGGCGGCACATTTAGTAGGGTAAGGCAACCTAGTGTGCACCCCTCTAATACCTACACTTATTCAGTTTATATGAAAAATAACAGTGCGGGTGTGGCTAATGTTGGTATTAGGATTGACGATGTGGGAGTCAACTGTGTAGTAACCCAAGATTGGCAAAGATTTAGCGTTACAAAGGCAGCTACATTAGTCCCGGACGTTCAGATTTTGCTCTTTGACCAGATAGTTGGCAACGATGAAACCGCAGACATTTTAGTTTGGGGAAATCAACTAAACACAGGAGCAACACCTAAACCTTATAAACAAACAGCATAAGGAAAATCATAAAGATTTTGCAACTATTATGACAAAACAACAATGGCTGCTTTCTCAAATTGAACAATTCCCTGAACTATCTCCCAGGGAATTAACTTCATACCTCAACGATAAAGTATTAGTAGATAATCCAGTGCCAATAGGTCAAGTATCTGTAGAGACAACTTTAGAAGAAGTTTCAGCAGTAGTCACAGATGCGGAAGTTTTGGCACTAGCTGAAAGTCCACTCTATTTAAGGATATTAGACGCAATTAATCAGAATAGACCTGATTGGATTATTGGAAATCTGACCACTTTAAAACGTGGTGGCAAACTAAGCCAACCAAGTTTTGATGCCATCATAGCCTTACTTCAAAGAACTCAATTAGATCCCAATTACCAAGCGCAAATATTGATAACCCCTGCTGAGTTAGCGGGGTATGGGGCTATTTTAGTTAGTGATGTTGAGGAATTATTAACTCCCTAAACTTCCCCCAAATACTAAATTCTGGGATAAACAAGAATGTGCGCCACTTCCCCCGTCTACAACATCATTTGTGGGCGGGGTTTTTCTACTGCCGTCAAAAGCATCCACGTAAGATAAAAAGTCATCATTCCACCAAGCTCTTAGTATTTTTATCTTCCCGCTCCTAGCATCCATAGCCCAGGGTTTAGCCCGGGTTAATTTATCGCCAAGAGGTTGGACTCCCTTACAATTACACTCAGGCAAAGCTTTTTTGATTGTCCTAATTAAGCTTTGTTCATGTCTCCTTGACGCTGAACCGCCCTCTAACTCCCACCGTTGCTTAACTTTTTTACCATCCGCCACGGCCATCGTTACGATTTGGTTATCGCCCTCTTCTGCTCCTAACTGTTCCCAGTAAACATCTAAGATGTAATATTCATACTCTCCCGTAAATTTATTTTTAACTTTCATCCATTTCTGGGATGCACTAAAGCATGAGGATGAAGAGGCAACTTCTTTAGCTGTACTGGCCAAATCCCAAAACCTTAAAAATTGGGCAGAAGTTAAATCCATGCTGCTTAACTGTTCTTGATCTATTATCTCAAACCACGAACGGTTAAAGACTAATCCTGCCGACCATTTAATCTTCCAATTACCTTTAAGTAACCGCTCCATGTCAACATTAAGTAATGAAAGTAAATTAGCTTTGTAATCAGGGTTTTGGCTTAAGAGAATCTTATTGTCGTCTAAGGTTGCACTAATAAAAGTTAAGGATTTTGGCGGCGCAATTTTAGCTAAGTCCGGGAATTTAAGCATTAATTCTTCTGCGGAATCTCCCCAGTGAATAACGTTATTTAAGCGGTAAAAGTATCTTAAAACGCCTGACCTTTCTTCGATAGGGTATCCCGTCGTAGGGTTAATATACCAATCAATTAATTTAGCTACCCACGAATCTGCGTCAGGGTTACAGGTTGCATCAATCCTTGGCTTAACTCCGCACGTACTTCTATTTCTTGAAAATAAGAACCAAAATTGTTTTTCGGTAAATTTATTTAACTCATCAAAGCCAATATAGGCTATTTGCGCTCCGGGGAATTTATTCTCTACGTCTTTTTCATGTTGAGCGTGACCAAAGCTAATAGCTGCGCCGCTGGGAAATTTCCAATCTAATTTACCCTCTCTTGGAATTGCACCAGGGACTAAGCCAAATAATTTCTTAGACTCATCCCATAAACCACCCTCTGTTGTTATTTCAGGCGAAGTCCGGCGGAAGATTACCGCACCATAATTAGGGTTATCAATATTAATTAAAGACTTCCTTAACAATGCCCACGACTTCCCGCCTCCGCCGGCTCCTCCATATATGCACACATCAGCGCGCGTATTTACAAAGCTTGTTTGCTTTCCAGGCTGTGGATCTGGAAGGGTAAAAGTTACCGCATTATTCTTAGCTTTTTCGTTAACCTTGGACTTTAATAAAGTTGTTGGTGCGCCACTTAAAAAATCTTTTCTTTTGCTTCCCATTTCCTTTAAGACTGTGCTATAATTTATATATAAGTTAAATTATAGATTTAAAAATTGCATAGGCGACACAAAGTATTATCCCAGATGAAGAATAGTCTGGGATATTTTTTTTGGATTTTTTTCGTAGATGAAGTGTGTCTAGAGTACCCGCCCACTCTCGCCTTACCCCCGCCTTAATCTCGACCCCCCCTTAAATAAATTAATTAAAGTCCCGGCACTAAATTTAATTTAAGGATTAATCTAGCGATCGCAAGATAAGAGATAAGAGATAAGAGATAAGCCTTAAATTAAATTAGTGCATAGTGCAGACAAGTTTCGACGCTAAATTAAATTAGCGATCGCAGAATATTTTTAACTCATGTATAAAATATAACATAAAATTAATTTAAAATACTGTTGCACGACGGTAGAGAGTAAGTTATATTAGTTATATTGAAAGTTAAAAAGTAAGAAAAGAGGACATAGGAAAATGAAGACCGTACAGACCATATCTGGAGACAATTTCGTACTAGTAACTGACAACGAAAAAGAGATCCCTATCTCCAGACCTTACCTAAACCACTGTGATATAGAGTATAGAAAAAAGAAGGAGGAAGACTATGCAAACTATAACTTTCGGGAACACCATCAAGAACATTATGGCGAAGGTCTTTTTCAAGGATACGATTACGGCCACGATTTGGGGATAAACGATCCCTTTGCTGAAGAGATATTAGGGTCGGATATCTTGTTAAGATAATACCTTAAAATACTCTTAAAATAAACCTCTTAAATTAAGTTTTAAGAGGTTTATTTTTTTAATTCATACATTATTCTTGACCCGCGA